AGAATATAATGGGCTGTGTCTTGACTAACATTTCCACAGGTCCTGTGACAGGGTTAAATACATTTGCAAGCTTTGTCATTTATATAAATTAAGAAAATAAAAAACATTTGTAGAAAGTAGAATGTTATGCGTTGCTCAACAAGTGTCAGTGAGTGTCCCTAACAGAAAGTTCAAAACGTGGAAGTTTGCTGGTAAGTTTTTATGGAAGAACGCCACTGTACAGAATAAATCGGAACTTGGTCGATGGACAAAGGGGGAACTCCTCGAACTTGGTCCAACATTTGTAAAATTAGGTCAAATCGCTTCGACGAGAGGGGATCTCTATCCACCAGAATTTACAAAAGAGTTGGAATCATTACAAGATGAAGTCCCTCCCGTGGAATTCGATACCATTGTAGATTATGATATTTTCAAAGAATTTGACCCTGTACCATTTAAATCTGCGAGTATCGGCCAGGTCCATATGGCCGTACTCCAAAACGGTCAAAAAGTTGTTGTAAAATTAAAACGCCCAGGTATCCTGGATATTATGAAAGAGGATACAGACAACATACGAGGTATCGTGCAGGTACTGGAACAAGTTGGTATCGATACAGGAAATAGTTCTGGGTCGGTCCTAGATGAGTCTATAGAGTATCTCCTAGGAGAGGCGGATTACAGACAAGAGATCGACAATGCCATAAAGTTTCGAAAAAGTATGAAAGAGGTTGACTGGGTAAAGGTTCCGAGAGTCTACAAAAAGTATTCAAATGATGAGATGATTGTCATGGAATATGTACCCTCAGTGAAATTGACTGAGATTACAGACAAGAAGGTGAACAAGAAGAAGATATGTGAAGCCCTTATAAATGCGTATGTTATTCAAACTATGGATAACGGTCTCTTCCACGCCGACCCACACCCTGGAAACCTGGGATTCTCACCCAATGGGAAGCTTGTATTTTATGATTTTGGGCTACTCGTACCACTCTCTGAAGAATTGAGAGATGGATTCACAAAACTCTTTGGGTTTATCATCATGCGAGACACCGCCGGTATAGTCGATACCCTAGTCAAGTTGGGTGTGATCGTTCCGACTTCCTCTGATGTTTCAGATATTGAACTCTTCTTCGAAACTATCTTAGGGTATCTGGAAACCCTGGACGGTTCTGGAATCGTGAATGATGATCTCGCTGCACAACTCGCTGTCGAGAAACCGTTCGTCGTTCCCAGTAGTTTTGTGTACCTCGCCAAAGCCTTTTCGACGATCGAAGGTATTTGTCTCAAACTGGATCCAGAGTTCAACTACTTCACCTATCTGGAACCTCTCATCCAACAACAGATCATAGAGTCTGTGGATGTTGGAGACATATTCATGAAGACGACAGAGATACCTGGTACCATTGGTAAAATTAACACTGCTGTCTCAGGTCTTCAAAAGTCAAGGGGGTCTATGAAACGTACGATGATTAAAACACAACAGGAAATTAGGCTCGTCCAATACAGCGTGGTGTGCGCTCTATTGGCTGAGAAGTTTGGGGACAATCCACCCCTCGCGATGTTTTTTGTTTTTTGTACTCTGTGGCTTACTTTTCGTAAAAGTCAATAGACTTCTTACCACTCTTCTTGGGCTTGTCATCCTTCTTGACCAACTTGTTGTGCTCCTCAAAGTACCCCTTCAAACGGCGCTGCTCATCACGGAAAATATCAGAGAACTTCTCTTTGATCTTCTCCACGTCAGTGTCACGCTCCTTCTGGATCTTCTTACTCAACCTCTTGAACCCCTTGTTCCTCTTCTCGGCAGCGAATACGGTCATCGTGTTTGTAATGGCAAGCATTTACTTTGTGTCGACATTTAATTTTAAGTGGTTGTTTGAACTTTCAAGTTCAAACGCCTCAACTTTTCCTGAAACTCGCGACGCTCTCCCGGTGACTCAATCTCTTTTCCAGTGGCGAGTGCTTCAATCTCTGGACCCGTGAGCTGCATCGCATTCACCCTGAAGTCCATGAACGCCTCCATCGTGATGGGGACAAGGGGCTTCACTAAGTCGAAGATGGCTGTGGCATAGTCCCGAATTTCCTGTTGGGCATGGGCATCCATGCGGAGGTGGAGGTAGTGGAGGAGGTTGTGTAGGTTAATTTTCCAGTAAAATTCAGTGTATGTCGATTGGGGGAGGGTTCCTCGCGCCTGTTCACGACAGGCACCATTCTCAAGAAGTTCTTCGTAGACATCGAAGGATTGACTCAGCTGCTGAGCCACTTTGTTGTCTAGATCACCCTTGAGTTCAACCACACCCTCTGAACCCTGATGATTCACTTGGGACTGTCCCCGATACGTGTCGGGTTCATAGTATTCCTTGGGGACCACCGAGTACCGAGCAGACAATTCGTTTACACTGGCGGTGCGATGACGAAGGTGTTGTCGGGCAATGTAGATGGGCATCTTGATGTGAAATTTGAAGTCGACCATTTCAAAAGGGGTTGTGTGCCAGTGGCGTAAGAGGTAACGAATGAGACCACGATCTCCGCGAGAGGTTTTGGTACCGTCACCATAGGAGACGCGCGCTGATTGGACGATGGATGAATCCAAGTCTTTCTGAGGCATGTGATCCACGAGACGAACGAATCCATGATCGAGAACCTTTTGCATTATACACATCTATCCGTTCAAATCTTTAATAATCACAACTATCATCCATCGGAACTTCTCCACAAAAATCGTAGAGCTCATAAAGCTTCTCTTGTGTCTTTTCAATTTCAATTGTAGTGTCATTCATGGCATCGATGGCATTATCGATGAGATGCAAAAACGTATCGAGTTCATCGAGTGCTACACGGTGCGTTTTTCTGTGCTTCTTCTGAGAATGAGACGCAAGTTTGAGACGCTTGTTGTTCTTGATAACCTTGTCGATGTTAGGTTTGTTGACATGGGCGGACATACGGATGACGAGAGACATTTTTCTACTTTAGTTCCTAGAGTCGTTCACTTAGGTTCTGAAATTTTATTTCATTACAAAGGTCAGAGTGTTTACAAATTTTTCGAGTTCCTTATTTTTATGAGAATTTATGATAGCCTCTTCTACTTGTGTAATCTTTGTATCATATTTCGTATTTTTTACACCGATTTCATTAGTTTTTACATGTTTGTCAACACTTCCCACAACCGTGGAAAACTCGAAACCGTATTTGTTTGAAATTTCTTTGAGGAAATGTTTACAGTTGTCCTCATCTTGTAAATATTCGAGACTCACGATGACGACATTTTTGTTTTCGTTGAAGTATCTCAGGTATGCTTTCAACTTTTCATATCGTATTTCGAATATGGTTTTATTTTCGTCGTAATGATTTACCTTTTTGTTGGTTTTAATACTTGTAGATTCAGTCCAGTGAGTACATAAAGTTTGTTTTTCAGATAAAAAATTTGGAAATGGTTTTCCAAATGTTCCTAGATGATGTGGTTTGTTGTGTGTCGTAATCAGCCAATTTTCCAGCTTTCGTACTATAAAAAAATTGACGACATTCTCACCGACTAACTTTAACTCGGGTCCGGGGAAATCGTGTTTCCATGCCAACTGTAATTTATAAACACACAACCCATCAAATACAGTCAATCCATGTTTTCGCAATAGTTCGGCTAAAAACGTCGTCCCACTATTTCGTTCTCCGTTCACCGTACAGTGTGCTTCTCCACCCCATGATTTGTCATATCGTAGTAATGTATCTAAAGTCGCCGTTTTATACGAAGTGGGTTTACCCTTTAACCTATAGATTTAACCAATTCCTCAATATCCCGATAGTACCTCTTTAGATCCTTCATAAACCTCTTGTTGTTTTCGAGGCATTCACATTCAAGTTTGTTTAGATAAATCCATGCCAAGTTTGATTTGGAATACTTTGTCATCTTTTGATTTTCGTTGGGACGTCTGGGAACCAACTTTGTGGTCTTCTTCTTTTTGGAAGCCGGTAGAACCTCAACCCTATTGACAAAGGAGAGAGCCTGCATCACGGTGTCTGCGAGGTCATCCTTCTTCTTGGATTTTAGGAATATATCGAGCCAGTGCGCGTTCATTGGACCTGTGCGAATAAACTCTTCACACCTTTGGATGGAAACCTTCTTCCTCTTATTGTACTGTGCCTTCCCCGGACCCGCAACATCTGGAATCTTGTGGCGTGCATCATAGAGGATCGTCTCAGCCTTTGGACATCTGATGATGAAGTACGCGTGGAGGAAATGCATCACAGAAACCATCTTCTTGTTACGATCTGGTTGTTTCTCTATGAGAATTGTGTCAGCAGTAAGTACCCAAGGTCGGGCATCGAGGTGGTTACGGAGCGACACGTAGACACCATCCGCGTGTTGTGGAGGAATACCATCAACATCCCATTGCCTCACAAGGTTCCCAGCTTTGTCATCAAGAAGGCATAAT